GTAACACTCTTTCCCTACACGACGCTCTTCCGATCTTTAAAATGGAACCAAACCTTGACACCTCAAACGAATGCTCTTTTGATACCGATGTCAGGAAGCTTGTAGATAAATACAGTCAAGACGGTTTGCTTTCGGCTGGCGAGATTGTTGCCGTATTGACTTTTATAGCTCACGCGGTTATGCACGAAGCAATGAAGGAGTGCGAAAATGACTAATCCAGCGTTTCCAGTTCCTGAAGTAGACCGGGCAGAAGGAGAAAAGGAGCGACCAGAACCGTCTCCTGCAACTCCAATACAGGAGTCCACAATCACAGAACCGAGTACCAAACATCTTGGAAGAAAAAGGCAATTAAAGCTGGCAAAATCGCTGTTAGGTCTGTTGGTGCTGAAAATAGAGCGTGGCGATAAAATACCACCGGAGTTTATTGTAGAATGCCGGGAAATGGCAGAAAGCGAATAAAATGACAAAAAGAAAAAAATTCTCAAAGAAAGATGCGGATATTATTATTGGTTTTTTAAATAAGATATTATTAAATATCAAGAACAGAAAAAGACAAAAAAAACCAATAAACATGATTCTGGTAAAACCATGACTGACGATGAAATAGTAGACCAGATTTGCAACAACCCAAAATATAAGCGCCTGCGCCTATTGTTGGAGATAGAGTCAAAAGGTGGCAAGTTTCTACCAGGCCAGATTATAGCCGATTATTTTGGTACACACAAAGAGCGAATACGACAGACCCTTGATAGTGCTTTTAAAAAACTACGCATTAAATATGCAAATAGGGGAATAAACAACATGGGTGACATTGCACAGCTGTTTGAGTTTAAGAGCGATAAGCCAATTGTAAATCCAGTTAAGCACGACAAAAGAACACAAACAATTCCATACTGGAAGCAGAACAGGCGCGGAAATATTGTAAGGACAGAAGTTGTTTGTTGGAGTTGTAAAAAAAAGGTTAGTCGATACCCAAACGAGAAGTGTCCTAATTGCGGGTCAAAGGCAAGAAGACCTCATTAAGGTGAAATATGAGCAAACAGCGAGTTAATATATACAACCAAGATTTAGACGGAATAGAAAATGATATTTTCATTATTCCGATGTGGGGTGTTTGGGACATAAGAAAATCAAAAGATGAATACATGGCTTATCTGTATTGTGCTTCTTTAAATGGTGGTCTTAAAAATTGTTCTGAAATTGGAACGGTTTTAAATATCAGCAGAAATGATGTCGCGTCAACACTAAAGTCTGTGTTGAAAAAGTTAGGCAAAATGGATAACATGAAAGAGTTGTATTGTGACTAAAAATATATACAACCCCCCAAGGCTGGTTATACGAGGTACAAAAAAACAAGGAGGCAAGAAAAGGGCATTGAGGTGCAATAACTGCAAAAACGTATTTTGGGCTTATGCCACAATTAACACCCCTTGCCCGCGTTGTGGCACATTATATAGACGCGAATTTTGATAATTTAAGCCAATTATAGCATATATTATGATTAATGGATGTTTTAGAATATATTGAACAACCTGACGGTAAGAGATTACTCAATATGCAAGACATTTTTGATAACTATGATTTGTTTGACGAATATATTCCATTTAACGGAAATGCAACAATTTTAATCAGAGGAGTAGAAATACATGTTGACGATAGTACTGATATTTCTGGGGATTGACATTGTTCTGGATGCTTATTTGATTTATAGGTCATATAAGCCGCAAGAATTAATCATTAGCAAAATTAACGACAAAACATCAGATATGCACAAGGTTTCTGGTATACACAGAGTAAATACAGGAATCAAAACAGATACCGGGAAAGAAATAACCCAGATATATAGCGGCCCTCGCGTGGTTACTCTTAATGACGAGCACGACGAGAGGGCGGAGATATTGAACCGCATGACAGGGAAAAGCATAGCGAGTTAATATATATGGGCGAAGAGCCGAAAAAATCGGAAAACAACCGGTCTCCAGACGGTAGGTTTGGGCCCCACAACAATGCAAACCCAAACGGTCGCCCCCCCAAAACAAAGGCGTGGACAGAGATAATAGACGCGAAACTTTCCGCTATTGGCGCTGATGGAAAAAGAACAGCAAAAGAAGAACTTACAGACATGCTTCTTGATATGGCTCGTGGTGGAGATAAGGACGCAATGAAGATACTGCTTGATAGAAACCTTGGAAAACCCCCACAGACAATGGAGCAGACAATAAACATGCCTTCACCAGTTACATTTTGTTCCCCAGACGGACAGCCCCAAGTTAAGGTAGAGCCTCAGTAATGGACGGAAAAACCGTAGTATTGCATCAAGCGCAATATTCCGCGTTTATGTCTAAAAAGCGTATTACAGCTTGTATAAGCGGTATTCAGGGGGGGAAAGGGCTTTGGAAACGCGAATTAGTATTTACCCCTTCTGGTTATGTTCCAATGGAACAAATAAAGGTGGGGGATGTTGTTTTTGATAGGAATGGCAAGAAGACAAATGTAATTGGTGTATATCCTCAAGGCGATAAAGACTGCTACGAACTATTTTTTTCTGATGGTAAGAAAATTATAACCGACGAAGATCATTTGTTTGTTATTATTGACCCGCACCAACGTGGTGAAAATGTTTTGTCTGTAAAACAGCTTTTAACCACACACAGATTTTATTGGACTAAACCACAAAAGAAGTTTATCCGGTGCAGAATACCGTCGTGCAAGCCAATAGAATTAGACAAAAAACAGTTATTTATATCGCCTTACATAATGGGATGTTTGCTTGGTGATGGAAGCTTGGTACAAGGAATAACTGTAACATTAACAGAAAATCAAATGATTGAAAGAATATCAGGTGAACTTCCAGAGAATCTTCAAATAAAAAATATTGATAATGATAAAAAAATTGATTACAGAATAACTGAGAAAATTAAAAAAACCACCTCTACCGGACAAGGATTTAATTGTTTTGTAAGTGAGATAAGGCGGCTTGGTTTATTTGGTCATCATTCATGGGATAAGTTTATTCCAGATATTTATAAGTATAGTGATATTTGGGATAGGTTAAATGTGTTACGTGGGCTTATGGATACTGATGGGTATATAAAACAGAATAAAGAGATAACTTACTATTCTACATCAAAACAGCTTGCAAGAGATGTAATTTGGTTAGTTGAAAGTTTAGGTGGTAAAGCTTGGATAAGTTCTAAAATTCCAAAATTTGTTCATAAAGGGGAAAGAAAAAACGGCAGAGAATGTTTTATAGTTAAAATAATTATTAAAGATTTTAATCCGTTCTTTTTGTCTAGAAAAGCTGACAAGTATTTTATTCACGAAAACACGTCAAATAAAATACTTTACGATATTAAGCCGGTAGGAAAATTGGAAACCATTTGTATTAAGGTTGATAGTCCTACTGAAACATTTATTGCTAAAGATCAAATAGTAACACACAATACTAAGGTTGGTGCGGATTGGTTACTGAAGCAGGTTGGGACATATTTAAACGAGACCGACTGTTTTATAATAACCGTTCCGACATATAAGACTTGGAGACAGGCCACAAGTTTTCATTTTAACCAGGCGTTTGAAGGGTATGGAAAACACAATATACAGGATAGCACTTTCACGCTTGCGCCGTTACCTGGTCACAAGCAAGGAAGAACCATATACATCAGGTCCATGGATAACCCGTGGAGTATTGAGGGAATAACCAATTGCAGGGCTATTTGGTGTGATGAGGCAGGACAATACAAATATCAGGCGTGGGTGAACATACAGGGCCGTGCTGCATTTAGAGAAGCAGATATATTTATCACCACAACTCCATATTCCCTTAATTGGCTTTACACGGAGCTATATAAGCCATGGACGCAAGGCAAGATGCCCTATGCAGACATATTCCAGTGGCGGTCTATAGACAACCCATATTTTCCTAAAGCGGAATATGAAAGGCAAAAGGCGCAGCTAGACAGCAGGACTTTTGCTATGAAGTACGAGGGAACGTTTCAAAAAATGGCCGGTTTGGTCTATGAGGATTTTGACCAAGCATTAAATCAAGTGGATCCTTTTGGTTGGTTGCGGTTTCGTGAAAGGTTCCATGTTTACGCTGGGGTGGACTGGGGATATTCTAACCCTTTTGCAATTGCGGTGAGGTTGATAGCTAAAGATGGAAGCGCAGATTATCAGATTGATGAGTTTTTGCGGTCTTACATGACGCAAGACGAGTGTGTGCAGGTCTCAAAGGACTTTCAGCGACGATACGGAATAGAGCAGTTCTATTGTGACGAGGAAGCCCCAGATTACATAGCAGCTTTTAATGCAGCTGGGTTATCTGCTTCGCCTGTGAAGAAGGGAAAGGGTAGCGTGATGTCTGGAATTGCCCTACACAACTCACGAATAAAGACACGATTGCATAAACTTGTAAAGGGTAAGTGTCCTGCCACAATAGATGAGTACGAGACTTATGCGTTTCCAGAGCGTGGCGATGACAGCGAGAATGCGGAAGAAAATCCCATTGATGCCAACAATCACCTTATGAGCGCGAACAGATATGTTACTATGGCAACGCAATGGATACTTGAAAAGGCACAGCGAGAAGACCAGTTTGTATATACCCCAACCAGGCGCGATTTGTTAACGCGCAGACACGAAGAAAAGGATTGGATAAGTGTATGATTTACCCTTTCCATTGCTCGAATTGTGGCAGAAACGAAGACATTATCAGGACAATAGACGAATGTCACCTTCCCGCTTTTTGTATTTGTGGGGAAAGAATGGACAGGGTATTTACTACACCACAGGTTAACGTTCCGGCAACAGGATATTACGATTTAGGGCTTGGAACAACCATAAACAACGCTAGGGACAAGAGGGACGCCATCAGGAGGATCAGGGACAACACCGGCATGAGTTTGGTTGAAGCGGGCAACGAGGATATAGGCAAGCATTGCAAGCCACAGATTAAGGATTATGACGTACCGAGGGGAATATTTGACAATGCAATTAGCGAATAATATAAAAACGGCTTAATTTATAGCATATATTATAGGTTAGGGTATTTTGCCCGTTGACGTTGGCCGACTGATACGGGTTTTCAATAGCAAGCTTAAAAGGTCAAGTAGTTGACTATCTCAACTATTTGGCCTTTTTTGTTTGCATATAGGGGTATACATGCCGCAAGCAGTAATGAACGCCGCACCTTATAGTAATCCCCCGCAGCAAGACGCTTCTGTTTCTCCCACATATACAACACCAACTGATGATGAAAAGAACGATATAGCGCTTGTATTTAAGTGCTATGAAGAGGGGAAAAAGGCCCGGGAGAAGTACGATAAAAACTGGGATAAGTGGGAAAAGTTCTACGACGGTGACCAGTGGGAGCAGAAGCGCAGCGCCGGTAAGTCTATGCCGGTCATTAACATCATTAAGCCGGTTATACAAACTATCCTTCCGATTATGACCGATGATGAGCCTGCCTTTGAGGTTGGTCCTCGTGAACCTTCGGATTTCGATTTTGCAGACATGAACAGCAAGCTTGTTGCTGCATGGTGGGAGCGCACCAACATGGGAGTGACTCTTTTACAATCCATTATGGCAAGTTGTTTTTACCATATTGGCGTTCAGAAGGTGGTATGGGATGAAGAGGCTGAAAATGGAGCTGGTGATGTTCGCGTTGACGATATTGACCCGCGTGACATTTTTATTCCTAAAGGGTCTATTGACTTTAACAAGAATTGTCCATGGGTTATACATAGGATGTTTAAGCCTTTGGGCGAAGTGCGCAGAAAGTTCCCAGACAAAGCGGAACAAATCTTCGCAAGCGGATCGTCAAAGGACTTGGAAACGTCGCGGATTTCGTCTCTCCAGGGAGACATCAACCTTGTATCACCTATAGACAAAAAGGCAAAAGACATACCGACAGCAAACGTGTCTGGTGTGCAGGATGATAATACAGATGTTGAGCTGTACGAGTTGTGGATTGATGACATGGGGCTTGAGGAAAAAGAACTTACAGACGACAAGACAGGTGAAACGAAAAAGGTGATGAAGAAGAAGTGGCCTCGCGGCAAGGTTGTTGTTGTTGCCGCGCAGAACAGAGTACACCTTGCCACTATCGAAAACCCAAGAGCAGACGGGAAGATGCCGTTTGTAAGATACATCAACATGGTGAGGCCGAAACGGTTTTATGGTGATGGAGAGATTGAGCAGCTTTACGAATTGCAGAGAATGGTAAACAAGACAGCTGCGGTGATATACGATTGTCTTAACCTTATGTCAAATCCTGTGTGGATATGTGACACAAACAGCGGAGTCAATCCTGATATGATTACAAACGCTGTTGGGCAAGTGATAATGAAGAACCCAGGAACAGAGGTGAGACGAGAACCAGCTCCCCCGATACAGGAATCTCTTTTTCAGTTTTACAACGAACTGATGAAGTTTGTAGACCAAACAAGCGGAATACACGACATCACGCAAGGAAGAAAACCTGTTGGAGTGACCGCTGGGTATGCAATCGAGACGCTTCAGGAAGCAGGACAGACACGTATAAGGCTTAAGGAGCGTAACCTTAACGCTTCATTGGTACAACTGGGTTATCTTGTCGTTTCAACAATGATGCAGTATTACCGTGAGCCGCGTGTAACAAAAATCACTGGAACACCTGGCTGGCCGGATTACTTTGAGTTTTACATAAAAGACATTGTAGGCAAAAGCGGGCAACCTAATGGACAGATTCAGTATGTTAAAAAAGAACACAAGTATGACCAGACAGCGCAGAAATATGTGTCTGGGCAGTGGCAAAACGGGGAGCCAAGTAAGGGGATATTTGACATAAAGGTGAACAGCGGAACGAGTTTGCCTTATGCAAAATCACAGAGAAGTAATCTTGCTATGGCGCTGTTTGATAAGAAAGCAATAGACCAAAAAGCATTACTTGAGGCTGTTGACTGGCCGAAATATGAAGAGTTAATGAAGCGTATGCAAGAAGACGCACAACAGGCCGCGCAAGCTCAACAGGCACAGCAAGCACAAAATCCACAGGGAGGTAAGTAGTGAATTTCAGAGCGAAACCGAAAATACCGACATCTCCGGTGCCTGCTCCGCAAAACGTAAACGTGGCTGGGCAGATGACGAGCAGAATCCAAAGTTTTAATAAGCCACAACAGCAACCTGTAATACAGCCACAAGTTGCCGCTTCTCCTATGCAGCCGCAGACTATTAACCAGATGCAGGCTCTACAAAGACCTATGCAAGCTTCTCCTATGCAGCCGCAGGACAAGCAAGCCGCAATTCAAAGGGCTTTGCAGCAGAGAAAGGCGGTATAGGTGGAGAGAGAAAATATAAGTGTTGGTGACCCAAACCCGCCCGAAGAGTACGAGGTAAAGGGTAAACATAAATTTGATAAGAAAAAGCGTAAGGACGCTATCAGTAGATATTTGAAAAAGAAAGGCGGTAAATGATGCCTGATTTAGCCATGAATAAGGGTAAATACCCGGATGCAACACCGGACGCAATGCCAGAACTTGCGCAGCCTCAAGCCGGTTCACCAGAAGCACAAGCACAACAGGACGCAACTCAAGTTCATCCGGTTATTGGTGCCTTACAGACAATAGCTGCTGCGATTGCGGCCAAACAGCAACAGGGCGACCCGCAGGCACAAGCTATGATGGATATGTTTAAGAAGCTTTTAGAAGCTTTTGGCGCGGGTGGACAGCAAGCAGGACAACAGCCACCACAACCAACAGACCAACAGGCACCCGCACCTGACCAATCCGCACCTCCCACTGGATCTAAGCCTATGGGTGGAGCGACAATGAATAGCGCAAAACAGGGAGCAGTACCACTTATTTAACCGGCAATGCCGGGGGAGGATTTATGGCAGATAGGGGAGTTAGTTTTTACAAGGAAACAAATCTCGACGGTGATAAAAACACTCGTGGGGATGACAATGTTTCCGGTCGTGTTCCGAGAACACAACCTCCGGAGCCGCAGGGAGGTCCGGATGGCGCGGTGAAGTTCTATAAAGAATGTGTCCCTGGTGACTACACAAAGACAGGTCCAAGTGATGCTGGGCACAGGGCTTTCGGGACAGAAAAGAGGGCTTTTGTTGATGAACTTACACACAACCAGAGAGGGCGAGGAGTAACATCTCCCGACCTTGAAGGTAATGTTGGTGACGCTCATCAGGGCAGTAGCGAGTAGTTGTTTCGTACACTAAAGGGGAAACGCGGGATACCTGTTCATTGAAACAGCCCCCGCATAACGAAAGGTTCTTATGAGTAACGATACGACCATGCAATATGATTCTGCTGCTGACGCGGCTTTGGCAGACCCCAGCACTGTCAATCTTGACAGTCCTGATTCGTCTGTTACGCCTCCGCTAGACGGCACCCAGAATGCAGGCGAGGATGCTTCTATACCCGTTTGGAATGGAGCGGAATACGCTCTTGACGTTAACGGCCAGAAGATAATCCCAAAGAATAAAGACGAGTTGGTTTCTTGGGCGAGAAAAGGGCGTGATTATTCGCAGAGGATGAATGAGTTCAAAACCCAGGAACAACAGTTTCAGCAACGTGCGGCGAAGGTTGCAGAGTTGGAAAAGCTTGCTTCGGCTTTTGAGAAGAACCCTGACCTACAGAGCAGGTTGATGGCGATGTATCAGGAAACTTTACAGAAAGCACAGCAGCCAGTGGTTGATGCGGCTGGAAATCAAGTTCCTCTTCCTCCGGAAGTCAAGGCAAAGCTTGACCAGGTGGACAGTATAGCGAAGGAATTTGAAAAGATTAAGGAAGAGCGCGAAGACAGCGCTCTTGAACTTGAAATACAGACGCTTAAAACAAAACACGCATCGGATGATTGGGCAGCAGACGCGGGAGAGGGGACATTGCTTGACCGCATTCTGAAAACAGCGCACAAGTATGCGCTCACCGATTTGGAAGATGCGTATAAGCTTTGTACCTATGACACTGTTAAAACAAACACCGAGGTGGAAGTGAAGAAAAGTCTTGCCGCACAGAGAGAACAGGAACATAAGGCGGGTATTGTTTCGGGTGCTTCAACAGGAAACAGACAGAGCGCCCCGGGGTACGACCCGCGTAAAGGTGATTGGAGGGATGCTGCAAACGCAGCACTCGCCGACACTACGCTAATGAAATGAAAAACAACAAGGAGTAACTTATGGCGATTAACTTAGGAGAGGTTGGGGCAATAACCCAGAAGTATTTCGTCCCCAAACTTGTAGATAATATCTTCGCAAGCAATCCTCTGCTTCAGAGGGCAAAGCGTAAATGGATGGACGTTGTTGACGGCGGTGCTACGGTTGAATTTCCTGTGGCGTATGCGCAGACAACGGCGGCTGGTTGGTATGCTGGTGCAGACCCGCTCGATACGACAGCAAACGACCAGATTGACAACGCTACATTCAACTGGGCACAGGCTTATGCGAATATCACAATTACCCGTGCTGATGAGTTGAAAAACAGTGGCCGCTCACAGATTATAAATCTTGTCAAAGCGAAAGTTCAGCTTGCAGAAAAAACGCTTGCGGATAAGGTTGGCACAGCACTGTATGCTGGAACAGCAGCGAACAAACAGATTGTTGGTCTTGAAACTGCCATTGCCACAGCGTCAACGTATGCCGGTATAAGCCAGACGACTTATACTTGGTGGGCCGCGCAGATTGACTCGACGACAACGGTTCTTACGGTTCCGACAATCCGTAAGTTGATAGGTTCATGCACGGTTGGTAGCGACCGCCCAACGGTTGCGACAACCACGCAAACCTATTGGAATGCAATGTATAACCTCGTTCAGCCGCAGCAGAGATTTGTTGACGAGGAAACGGCAAACGCCGGATTCACAAATATTCTTTGGGAAGGTCTCCCGGTGCTGGTTGATTCGCATGTTGGCTCAACCAACCTGCTTACTTTCCTGAATGAAGACTATGTGCATCTTGTTGTTCACAAAGATGAGAATTTCAGGTTTGAACCTTTCGTGAAACCTGTCAACCAGAACCTTTCCACTGCAAAAGTTTATCTTATGGCGGTTTTGGCTGTTGACAATCCTCGTATGAATGGCGCTTTCACGGCTTTGGTTTAATCTTTAATTCTTAAAGGAAAGGATTTATTATGTCTTTATATGCAGTTCCGCAGGTTTTTAACGAAAGCGTTTCGGCTGTTACCGCGACTAACACGGTAGAGCTGGGAACAATGCGTTACGAGAAAGGTAACGTGTATCGTTATGTCTACAATGATTCCGGATCGGCAATAACCCGTGGTTACGGCGTTGTTCTGAAATCCGGTGGTTCTGGTTATTCAGTAGTGTGTGCGTCAAACGCATCAACACAAATGGCGCATGGGGTCCCCGTGATGACTCTGACAACCGCTACGTATGGTTGGGTACAGAGGCAGGGTATTGGCATTATCTATACCCACTCTGGCATTGCGGCGAATAGGCCGATTGCGCTTAACCCTGGCACTGGCGATTTTCTTGACTACATTGCAGACCTTGCGTCTGGTGCAGCTTCGGGAACAACGATAGATTCTTGGACACCGTGCGGGATGAACCTTGTTTCCGGGTCCGGAGTAACTACGGTAGCTTGGGTTGATTTTAGAGGCTAAAGATAGGGGTTAAAACCCCCTTATAAACCCCGTGAAGGTTGGGTCTGCCCCTTTGGTGAGTAAGGCTCAACCGGATCGGGATTTCATTCACTCATAACCAAAGGGGAAATGGATAATGAGCGACAAAGAACTTACTACAGGAGGGACAACGACTACGGCTGAAATAGTCGTATCGCCGGAGATTGCGGCACTTCGTTCGGAGTTGGCGGCTTTGAAGGAAAAACATACTCACATGGTAGAGATGAACCTTGAGTATCAACCAACCATTGACCAGCCCCTACTCTCACCTACCCAATTATACGGGCAGGCGTGTAGTGGTGACACAATCACAATGGAGACGTTTACAAAAAGCTGGATTGAGAATATCCAGACTAATTGTAAAAACTTCGACGTGAACAACAACAGTGTCATGCTGGCGTATGGCAGGTTAGCTTATAAGCCGTGTGTGTGTGCCGGAAGCGGTCCGTCATTGAAGAAGAACGCGATGGAGCTTAAGAAGCGCGGGCAGATAGGTCTTGTTTCTTGCCTTCACAACTTTGCTTATCTTGAGGATTTGGGAGTTCCTGCGGATTATTACGTCACTCTCGATTCGCAGGATATTTGCATACCTGAAATGGCGCAGGGCGGAACAAAGAGCGAAGATTATTACTGGGATTTGACAAAAGACAGAACACTTGTCGCTTCGCTTGTAACAAGCCCGAAACTTGCCGCAAAATGGAAGGGGAAGATATTGTGGTTTGTTCCCACAGTACCAAGTCCGTCGTTCATTAACGAGTTGAGAAAGAACACAACTATTAATGTTGCCTTTAACACTGGCGGAAATGCTCTCGGGGCTGGTTATTACTTCGCAAGAGCGATATTGGGGTCTGGTTGTGTTGCTTTTATCGGAGCAGATTTTAGCTTTTCATATACAACAAAGTTTCATTCGTGGGATAGTCCTTACGATGTCAATGTTGCGGGCACAATCGGAGTGACGGATGTGTTTGGGAACAGGGTAAAGACTTGGGGGAGTTATAATAACTTCGCGCTGTTCCTTCAGTACATCGCTCTTGGTGGAAGCGGGCAGAACCCTTGCTTGATGTTCAACTGCACCGAGGGCGGGATTTTAGGGGCTTATCCTAATGGTAATTTGAGGCATATAATTCAGATGCGTTTATGTGAATTTATATACGTTTTTACGCAGCACGAATTGATGCCTAAATTGGTTGATAACAAAGAACAGTATTCATTTCTTTTTTAGGAGGGAATTATGGCAGATACCTTGAGTTTTCTGGTCAACCAGGACGTGTTTGGTGACCGGCGCGTTAATATGGGCCGCCTCACAGCAGGGGCGTCTACGGTTACAAGCAAATTTGGGCTTAACGTGCTTGAGTTTGCAATTGTAACAGCGCAGTCGGCAAAATCGCTATATTGTTCACCAATGGCAATTACAACAACGTTTAGTCTTCAGCTTCCAAGTTGTAATACTGGTGATATTTTTAACGTCATTGCCTTTGGCAAGTAGAAAGAGGGCTTCTTATGCCTATGGCATTTGGACACGTAAGGCTTCCTTGCACGATGACAACAGGGACGTCCCTAACAAGTTCTGTAGATTGCCGTGGTTGGAAGTATTTAGCTATTGAGTGCCCGACGTTTTCAATAGCGTTTGGTAGCGCAAACTGTGCGGTGTATTGTTATGTCGCAGCAAACGATGTGACTGCACAATATAGACCTTTATACGATTTGGGTTTAGCCACGTCTGGGGCTGTACAGCAGTGGACAATTCCTTCCGGGATAGGTAATTTTTTAGCCCCAGTAGACGCATATCAGGGGTTTGCGTATGTTAAGTTTGGGTTTAGCCAAGTAACGACTGCGGCAACTTTCATACCGTATGTTCATTTGAGTCTTGATTAATTCATTAAACCGAAGGGGGTTTTTATGAGTGACAAGGTAAGGATTTGGAACAGAGATACAGAGCCGTATGTTGAAGTGTACAAAGATAAAACGTACACTATTGAGCCTGGGAAGTTTATTATCATGGAATACTTCAAGGCTGTTGACTTCATAGGTCAGTGGCCTGGTAAGGGAATTAAAAAAATGCTTGAAAAAGAAGCAATCCCAGGTGACGAAGAGCCTGTACCGTTTGTGTGTAATATGTGCAGGGGTGTTTTTTCTGACCAGAAATCACTTGATGCTCATTCTAAAACACACCGGCCAGCAGAAGAAGAGGCCAAGACTACGGCAGAACTTGTTGAACAGACGGTAAAGAGCGAGGGAAAGAATGACACCATCACAAGTACTGGAAACCGTCCGAAATCAGGTAGATGAATCAAGCGCAAATTTTTGGAGCGATAATGAGATACGAAATTACATGTGGGAGGCGGAAAAAGAATTAGCCTCACTTGTTCATTGCTCTGAAAAATACGACGCTTCTACCTTGACGGTGAATGGTACTGCGGAGTACGGTTTACCGACTGATTGTTATTTTGTTGAACGTGTTGTCTGGAATGGTGTTAGGCTTAAGAAAATTGACTTCAGAGAGCTTGAACTCAATGAGGGATTTTCTTATGGTAAGACTATTCAAACAGGACTCCCGGACTCGTATTATCTTTATGCTGGAAAAATAGGTATTTATCCCACCCCGCAGACTGCTTATCAAATTAAGATTTGGTATCAAGCCGAACCAGCACAAATTACGGAAAATACAGGAACTTTCACAATTGACAAACTTTTCCATAATTACATTTGCCATTATGTTTTGTGGCAGATGTGGAGTAAAGACCAAGAGTCTGATAGGTGTGCTTTTTTTAGAAAACAGTGGGATGCTGATTTGGCCGCAGCTCCAGTTAAGTGGGCAGAGTACAAGAGGGGCGACAGGCTTTTTAGGGTGAAAGACGAAGACCAATTCCCTGTAACCAATGCCGGTATGATTTAATGGCAAAATATTTTGTAGAGGTTGCTAAATTCGACGGTGGGCTGAACACCAAAAACAGTCCCATGAATTTGCCGTCTAATCAGTCGCCTTTGCTTAATAATGTTACGTTTGATGACTATGGGGCTGTAGGGACTCGGAAAGGTAAAACCGCGCTAACTTCTCTTGGTAGCGGAATTATAGACGGCATGGAGAAGTTTTCTACCGATTCCGGCCAACACTACCTTGTTGTCGCGTGCAGCGGAGCAATGTGGCAGGCCGCAAGCGGAGCGTCATTTTCAAGCATTCCTTCAGCGGCAAGTATTTTTACCGCTGGTGTTGATGTAACGATGTTCCAAACAAAAAAGTACCTTGTTCAAACCAATGGATACGTGAGGCCGTATAAGTTTGACGGGACGTATTACACTAACTTTGGGCCGTCAGCTCCGGTTGGAGTAGCGACTGCGGCTTGTGCTGGCGCTGGAAATCTTACTGGTACATATCAATACGTTTTTACTGGAATAAATTCATGGCAGGTAGAAAGCAATTACGGAAGCGCAACAACTACTTATACATGGACAAGCGGGCAGGCAACTCTATCATCCATCCCGTCGTTTCCTGTTAGCGCCGGTGTTAACCAGATAGGTATTTACCGGACATCTGGAGCGGTAAGCGGGCTTTATTACAGGGTTGCGACAGTTTCTAACGGTGTGTCTGGATATACCGATAATGTGGCGGATAGTTTGCTTGGTACTTCTTCACTTCATCCTGAAGCGCCCCTTGATAACGGAGTTATGCCACCGTGTAAATATTTAACTGAACATCTTGGATATGTTTTTGCTGCTGGAGACCCGTCAAACCCTAACAGATTATACTTTTCGCAGGGCGGGCAACCTGAAACCTTCCCGTCTGAAAACTTTATTGACATTGGTCCTGGTGATGGCTATCCGATTACGGGGATTTCAGCTTATACAAACTCAATTATCATACAGAAAAACGACGGCTTTGGTGACGGTGAAGTTTACATGCTCTATATGCCGGATTCAACAGGGGCGAGCGATAGCAGTAACTGGTATGTTGTAAAGTCACCGTCTGCTTATGGTGGACAAAGCGGAAAGGCTTTGGCTTTTTTCGGGAATCTTCTTGCTTTTGTGAATAAAAACGGCATGTTTGCTCTTGAAGGAGCGAATATAGCTTTGTCGGCTTCAGATACGAATAGTGGCAAATTTACTGTTGATTCTCATTCGTTTGACATTGAGCCTGATATACTTGGTTTTAAGCAATCACTTATGCCAAGTGCGGCGATGATAAACTATAAAAATAAATTATGGTTGTCTGTTCCTTCAGGCAGCTCTTCGACAACAAACGACAAAATTTATCAGTATGATTATGTGAGGGCTTCTAATAGTGACAGAACAAGGGGAGCGTGGTCAGTATTTGACACTCATTCTTTAAATAACTTTGCAGAATATCAAGGGCAATTATACGGTGGAAGCGCGAAAGATGGGACAATATACACTCTTGACTATGGATATAATGACAATGGAAGCGCGATAGATTCTTACTATGTAACGGCTCCTGTTAGTGGGCTTCCAGAGCACAAGGATTTTGTTAAAGTGTGGAGATGGGTAATACTTACAATTTCGTGCTATGGTAAGTATTTTATGACCGTTTCTTACATACTCGACTTTGAGGATTTGGTAGGTACTCCGATACAGGTTAGCCTCGATGGCGGGGGGATGTACTGGGGAACAGGTATTTGGGGAAAGTCAAAGTGGGGTGCCGGGGCAGCTTTAGTGAAAAGAAAAGTTTATTTGAACGCGGTGAGTAAGGATATTCAGTTGAGGTTTGAAACTAATCAAAAAGACGTGTACTGGAAAGTTCACAAAGCACAATTCGTTTACAATCTACGGTCAATGAGGTAAATATGGCAACGCTGGATGCTTTATCAAGGATTATGGGTGGAACAGCCGGTGCGGCGGTGAGTGCTGTTGCTGGAATAAAATCCGCAACGGTAGCGCCCGCAACATTTACAACGGGAACAACGGTTACATATAAATCTGGTTATTCTGCCGCTAATCCAGGGTCAGTTAATTCATCTCCACTTGCCGGTATTACTTGGGCTAGTGTTACGTCTGGTATGGGTAATACCGAGATTGTAAACCCTTTTAACCCCTATGCTAATCTTGCACCGACAACTTTGGGGCAACTCCCCTCTGCGGTTAGTGCAATGCCTGGAGTAGTAACTCCTGAAATGAAGAGTTCCACAAGCGCAGATATTAATACTGTTAACCCTTCTATTTATGATAAGCAACGCCAAGAGGTAATGATTGTAGGAACAGAAGAAGAACAGGCCAAAATGGATGCCTTGAGGCGCAGAATGGCAGCGCAGGGTCTTGATAATAGTGGAATAAACTTGCAACAGCAGCGACTTTTATCTAATGAGGTGTCAAAAGAAGAGGCGGGAAAGACTGGCGCGATTGATTTACAGCAACTTCAGGCACAAGAGGACATAAACACGCAGTTGAGAAGCGCACAAACGCAAAGAGAACTTGCAACACTACAAAACCAGTTTAATGTGGGGAATATTAATCTTCAGCACAGTTTACAGCAGGCGGATACGCTCGCAAAAACTAAAGCTGACTCATGGTACAATAAGGGTGTTGCCGGAGAGACAGTTTCTGATGCTGATTTGGCGGCATTACAGCAGTCTGACCCGTTATCTTATGCTAGTTACATGGATGGAAAAGCAGGAAAGACAAAAGCCGACCACGATTCGTCTGTTTCTGATTTTCAGAGCAAAAGAAGCGCGCTGATAACGGCTCTTGATTATAAGACCGATTCTAACTTTGTTGCTAATTTGTCTACGATATACAATATGAAGCCAGGGGACACCATAGTAACCGATGCCGCTGGAATTATGCACATACAGAGCGCTTCTCCTGCGGGTGGAACAGCCCCAACAACACAGCCACAAAACAAGACGTATACAATAAATCCAGCAATAGCTTCACAGCCAACAGTTATGGCTAACAAGACATTTGACCCAACAACAGGATTGCTAACACAAAACGGCCCACCAAGATATGACGCGCTAGCTTCTCATATAGAAAGAATATTGCCAACAGGAGAGCATATACCGAGCGCGACACCAACTACTTCTCAAGAGGTTGTTGACGCTTCTGGCGTGTCTTATACCAAATATATAACATCTACCGGAACAACTTATTATTTAAAGAATAGTGAAATTACTTCTGCGGCTGGTCAAAAGACACCAAAATATTATCAACCATCAACAACCAGTAATGGAGTTGTTTTTGTCCCATGGACATCGAGTGTGCCAACAACCGTTGCTATGCCACTAGGCCAACACTGGAATTATGTTGGATAAAAGTTTAAACAGGGAGGAATAATGGGTATTTTAAGTTTGATTTTGGGTTTAGCTGGATTGGGGAGTAGCATTTGGAAGGCAACAACAGATTCACAAAACGCAGAAAAAAAGAACGCGTATGATAATGATGTTGAAAACACGCAGCGAGCCGCTTCAATAAATGGACAAGCGCAAAACAGACGCGAAGCTCTTACAAGGGCAATTGGAGCTAATTATCCATACGGGCCGCAAGGAACTTATTTAGGGCCAAATCAGCCCAACTATAATCCAAATTATGCCGCAAGTGAAGTTGGCGGAGCAGCTCGCTCTCTTGGCGCTATAAACTGGGACAGGGTTTTTAACGGAAAGGGCGCCCCTGTTGGTGGCGCATCTCCTGTTGATGGCGCATCTCCTGTTTCGTAACAATATTCATAAGGTGATACTATGACAGTAAATTTTGATTATGCTCCTGCCGGAACGGTGAGGCAACCAACGCTTGATGAAGTGTTACGTAACCCTATGTTGAAAAAGCGCAACCTTGCACAGCAGGGAGAAATGACACCCGCAGGAACACCGCTGCTTGACACTGCCGGATTAGACCAGACCGGAGATGTGGGCGATATACTACAAGGTGGTGACCACGAACAGGCTCTTGACTTGATTGCAGAAAAACACCCCGAGGTATTGCCGCATATTGCTGTTGCCGGTGAGACCATTAAGCAGGGAGCTATTGACAGGATTGTGCAGAACGCTGGGCAAGCGCCGTCTATGGAAACAGAGATACCAAAATCTCCCATAGTTGGACAACCCGAAACTCCTCATGGTAACGCTTTGGATCGAATGTTTTCTAACAGGAACCTTGCCGATTTTGGGTTACCAATACTTGGAGTTATTGAGAGTATCGCCACACAAGGAAGAAGTCCCGGTAATGCGGCTTTGGCACAACAGAAACTTGTTAACGAGAGAGAAGTAGCTAACACAGAAAGACAGACAGCAGAACAGGAACAGCGGGCGAAGGCGATTGAGAGACAGCAGAAACAATCTTACACTAAAGCAATATCTTCTATTGATTGGACAAAACCAAACGCCAACAAACTTGCCATACAGAAGGCTTTGGAATACGGAAACATAGAGGATGCTTCTCGCTTTGCAAACATGAAAAATCAGGTTCAATTATCACCCGAACAGGTTGACCAGATAACAAAACAATACAGCAACAACCCTGTTCTTGTGGCGGATATTTTATCTAACCCCGAAAAGTACGGCCCTATATTTGCTAAAGTGCAAGCAGAAAATGCTGGTAAAGCCACACAGCCTATTACACCAGAAGAACAGGCAAAGCTTGACCTCGCCAAAAAAGAGCAGGAGCAAAAAGCAGCAGAACAGCAATGGAAACATGACCATCCTGGAGGCCGACCTATTAAGCCAATTTTACCTGGACAAGCTGCTCCAGTCTCAAAAGAACAATTTGCGCACGAGCAGGAATTAGCAAAAAGATACGATGCTGGCTCAACAGAATATAAAGCTGTAAAAGCCTCTTATGACATGTTAAAAAGCGCAGCATCAGGCCCGCAATCTCCAGGTAGCGACGCGCAGTTCTTGAGTGCATACCGAAGAATGGTTAACCCCCAAGCGAAGCGACTTGGCGGTAATGTTGGAGAAGACGAAACATACGCGGGCGGCATGATAAATAGGGTTCAACACGCAATAGCAAAAGTTGCTAACGGTCAACTGATTGATGCTGAAGTTAAAAAACTAATGATAGCAGACGCAGAAAGGCTTTGGCAGACTCATGTTAGAAACCAAAGCGAGCTTAAAAAATCTTTTGCAACGCAAGCGCAAGGATATGGGTTAGATCCCGAGAGGGTTACGGCATCGGTTTCTGTGCCTACTTTAGCAGAGAGCTTGCCAACATACACCCCGCAACAGGCGGCAGCACTACCACCGGGAACACGGTTTAAGGGCACCAACGGAAAAATCTACACAAAGTAGGACATATGGCGGATATTGATCCTTATGCTGGTATAGCAACAGCGGAACCAAGCCAAGATACTGGAGTAGACCCGTATGCGGGTATAGCAACGCCCGAAGGCGGAACTACAGAGACCCCAAAGTCAAAATTTAACCTCATAGACGTTATAAATGGGGTTCCCGGATCCGCTTTGGAGTACGGCAAGGACATAGCTGGAACAGCGCAGAACGTAGGGCAATCGTGGTTAAATAGGGCAAGCAACATACGACACTACGGAAACACCCCTATTCCTGACCCGCTTGACGTTGTTGGTGCTGGCGCTGGTAGTGTAGGGGACATAGTAGGTGGGGGGCTGACCGCTGCGGGCAAGGTATTAGGACGGGCGTTCCCTGGTGCGGCTAAGAGCACCACAGAGATGCTTACGGGTCTATTTAAGGGCAAGGAAGGTAAA